ACCTATACCTCTTACCGCTGAAGTTTGTCCAAATTGTGTAGCAAGACTCCCTGGTCCTAAAGTATTTCCCATTGATCCAAAAGCTTTAAAAGGACCAACACCTGCCATACCTCCTAATTGACCTATACCCCCAACTAAAGCAGCATCTCTCAACGCTCTATTAGTTGATTTTCCTCTAAGTTTTTGTACGCCAAATGTGGCTAATGCTAGTGTAAATGGATCCATAATAATACTTAACCGTATCCTGTAATATTACCATTTTACTAAGTCTTTATCAACTCATCAGCAAAACAGCCTCTATATTGATGTTCTCCTACATGTGATATTCGATCAGTGACAAGAGCATGGCATTTACCGCCTATATCTTTCCATCTTTTACAAAAGGCAAAATCTTCTCCTGTGTAAGTTTTATTTACAGGATCAAACCAAGTATCAAAAAGATTATAAAAATAAGGCCTATTAATTAACTCGCCATTGATGACAGTTTTTTGAACTATCTCCATTTCAGGATATGCTTTTATCATTTTTTCTATAACTTCTCTTTTAATTAACATACATCCAGTTGGTGAATGAGTAACCTCTATTACGCCATCTTTAATCTTTATATTCTTTTCATCTTCTACTTTCATTGGATATTTATAAAATCCTTTAAATTTTAGATCTTTAGCTGTTTTAATTTGACCTTGTTTTATTTTTTCAAAACCTTTGTCCCAATCCATGTCTTTTAAAGGATAAGGAACAGATATGACATCTTTATCAGAAGCTATCATTTTAAACACTGATTGACCTTGAAAATCTATGTCTGAATCAATAAACAATAAATGAGTATGTCCACTTTCCATAAAACTAGAAACACATAAATTACGGCCTTGTGTTACTAAAGAAGATTTCATTATTTGAAATGAAACTAATACATTGTTTTTCATACACTGTTTTTGAAAATCTAAACAAGCTTGAAAGTAATGAATAGATACATCGCTGTGACAAGGGGTTGCTACAAATATAGAAAACTTTTTAGGTTTTGGTTCTTCTTTACCAGGTTGATTAAACCATAAAGGTTTACTTGGGTCTTGCATTTAAAGCTCCTGTTAAAAATCCAGTCCAATGCCCTGCTATAACTTTCCAATTGTAAAAATGATTAAAAAAGTTTTGTTGAAATTTTAAATGGGTATGACAACCTTTTTCTTTTAATTGATCAGGTATACTATCTATGATAGATGCAAATTGCATAGCTAAATTATTAAAATTTTTATCCATAGGAACATATATAGGAAACTCAGAACAAGTCTCATACAACGCACCATTGTCTGTCGTAGCTACATACAAACCACAAGCTAAAGCTTCTAGCGCTGATATACAAAATGTCTCTTCCCATATGTTAGGATATACAAAAGCATCATACGTATGAAGATTATCTAATATGTATTCATTTGATTTGTATCCAATGTAATTTACATTTGGTAAAATTTTAGCTTGATCATATAAAGCTTGATACATGTGATCGTTTTCCTTTTTGAACTGATCTCCATATACTTCAGTGCTACTATAAACATCTAAAACAACATTTGGATTTTTTACTAATTGCATTGCTCCTAGTAGAACAGATAAACCTCTCCATGGAGTAGGATGATATATTAATTTTATCTTATCTTTCTTTTCTTCAGGGTTCCTTAATTTGATATCAGGAATACCGTTTTTAATTACAGTGCATTTATGTTCAGGTATATTAAATTGTTTTCTAAATTGTTCATAATTCCAATGACTATTAAAGACATAAAAGTCATAATCATTATGTCTTTCAGGGTTTTTAAAAAATTCTTGTAAATTAGGTTGATCCCAAGAATTTTTTTGCCAAAGTATATTTATCTTATCTTTTGATAAAGGTATTTTCCCTGGTACAGATGTGCATATTTGAAAATTGTTCAACAAATCTTTAGAAACATATTTTTCTAAAAAGTTATGTTGTAGTTCTGTTCCGCCTAATGGATTCATTTTTTAGTTTTACTAAATATTGGAAGATCAGGAACCATCACTTCAACATCAGTGGCTAAATCTTCTTTTGGATGTTCAGCTAAAAATGCCTCTTCTGTTTCATACCTCTCTCCAGTTTTTTTACTTCTATAGATGGTTTTAGTCTCGCATTTTATTTTGTGATAAACAGTCATGTGAATTTAATATACTAAATTATCTACCTTGTCCACGATATTTCTTACGATGTGGTTTTCGTTTATTTTTGTTTTTGGTATGCACACCAGGACGTTTTTTAGGTGTTCGTTTGTGATAGTTATTTACGCCAAATATAGATTTCTTTTTAGCCATGTTTTTTTATAATTTCAAAATCCATATTTAATGTTTGTCTAATACCTTTTGGTTGTGGGTAAGAACCATGTAGTAAATCAATTGGCATAACAATAAAGGTGCCTTCATTAGGAGATATCCTATTGTGAGATATATTATCATTATCATTCAAAAAATAATAAAAATCTCCTGATTGATGAATATTTTTTTTAGGAACATTTAAGTATAAAACTGTTGCTATGTGATTTACCTTTTGATTATGTCTATGCACAGTATGATAACTATTCTCTTTACCAATTACAGTCCATGCTGCAACTAAATTATACAAAACTGTATTATCTATTTTTTTTAAATGGTTTTTTATTTCTTCAATTACAACCTTTAATTCATCCTTATATTTAAATAGATCATATTGTTCAGAATAATTTCCTTTTGTGCTTTTTTCAGATATATCTATTTTTTCTTTTAAGTAACTGTTTATTAAAGAATTAAAATTTTTTGTATCTATTTGTTTATTTATTATCCAATTTTTATTAATCATCAGAAAATCCTGCATTGAATGATAGAACAATTTTTTTGTTAGATAATTGTTTTGGTGTTGAATGTGGTAAATTACTTTTAAATAACAATAAACTATCTACTTTACATTTATATGAACAGTATTCAAAATTTAAATCATTGTATTTTTGAGGTTCTACATGAGTAGGTAAAGTTTTGTGAAAATAAATTTTATCATTATTTCCAGATTCTAAATAATACGCACCACTTAATACAGATCCGTTATGTATATGTTGAGACAAAAAATCACCTTTAAAACTTACATTGAACCAACTCAAATTTATTTTTAAAGGAGATTCATATCCTAATTTGATTCTAAATTGATCCACGTGTTTATATATCAAATGAAATAAATGTTTAAAATTATCATCATTGTGAAGATTATTAATATTATATGTAGAATCTACTTCCTTAAAGTCATTTCTAAAAAATTTTTTGTGTTTGTTTAGTACAATTTTATGTCCTTCAATATTTTTATTTCCTAAACTTTCAACAACATAAATGGGTTCTGGAAACCAAAGATCTATTTTAGCCATTCTCTTGAGATCTGTCTAGTAATGCATAACTCACAACACCAGTAATTGCATCTGCAGTATCGGCTTGTATCTTTAGAACATCAGATGCTTCCATGTTTAATGTATCACTGACCATATTAGTAAAATTTTTATTAAGTTGTGCATGACTTATTTCAACATTAGATCCACCTGACTTTTGTAAATATGCATCAACATCTACATTACTTGCAGTTTGGTGAGATGCTTGAAATGATTTAACTAATATTGTTGCATCAGAAGGACAGGTTAATACTGTTGTAATATTAGTTGTTGTTAAATCGAAAGTTTCGCTTTTATATTGTATTGTCATGATAAAAAATAAGTAAATGCATCTTGTTTGTTTTTTATATCATTCTCATATGAGAAGTTCAACTGAGACTGAGAGTTCTAAATGCTTGAAGTATTTGTCTTTGATCCTCTTGTGAATATTCAGCTTTCGGTTCAGGAATCTGTATAGTTATTTTTGCCATTATCTTCTACCATCAGGTCTAACATCAAATCTAAATGTGCCATACCTCCAGCTTTCATCTAAATTTTCGTTTTCAATTTGCACAGCAGCTAACCTTGCTCTTGCTCTTGTATCAATTTTAGATGTGCTCGAGCTAACAGTAAAAGGCCCTAAAGGACTTGAGCTAGCTGTTGTACCCTGTGGAAATTCATTTAAAAATATTGTTACTTTTGCATTACCACTAATACGTTTAAAGTCAGGTAAAAATCTACTTATACTCATTAAAAATTCACCATCACCAGGGACACCTTGTTTACCATTTAAATCGAACTCACCTGATTTAATAAAAGAAGTAATTGCAGTTTGTGTGCCATCTCCATTTTGTTGGTTTACTCCAACTTCATGTGCATAATATATTGAGGCACCGTTTGATACTCCACTTACCACTGGGAATGTAGGAGTGTTAGATGCATTGTAATCTGTTGCATATGGTTGTTCATAAACTGTAGATCCCACCCAAGTAGACCTATCTAAAGTTCCAGTTGTCCAAACCCCTTCATCAAAATTATATGTAACCACTCTGTTTACAACGTCAGAACCACTTGTTGGATAAAACCAATTTATTTCTGAATAAAGTTCGTTTATACCACCATAGATTAATTGTCCCGAATCATAATTAATACCAGGATTATTACCATCAGTTGTAAATACAAAATCTTCTACAAGGCAAGGTAAAGATTTAACAGTACCATCATACATGTAAAATCCACCAGTTTTACCCATCCAAAATACAGCTCCGTTAGCAAATACTCCAGCGTGTTGTCCAATTAAACCATTGTTAGAACCTACTTTTCTAATAGAAAATGTAAAAGGTGGACCAACAAATTGCATTTCATACGCAGCTGTATCTGTTAAAACTAAAATATAATCTTTACCTTTAAATGCTCCAACAATTCTAGTTCCATCATCAAGTCTAAATGTTCCTGCGGTGTTCGTTGAAGTAGGCTCATAAACGCTTGTGCTCTCTTGATCTGAAAATCTAATAAACATTTTATCTTGTGTAGATGGAGATCCGACTGTTGTCTCTGTTCCTAAATGAAATAAATGTCTGTCCCTATCTGAAACAATAGTCATTACAGATTTTGTAGGCATTCCAGATCCAATTGTAGCTCTTGTTTGTAAAGCATTTGAAAGGGATGCGTCCCAAGTAAAAGTTTCTCCGTTGTGTACTGTAGCTATTAAAATATTTCCAAAATTATCTAATGACCAGTTAGCAGGTTCTATAGTTACTGAACTAGTTGAAGACGCATCTCCCCATCCTGTGTATTCTGTGATGTCTGTTACTGTAGATCCATCAGTGTGCTCTGCTGCTGAGGTTCCGTTTATACCTCTAGTAATTCCGCTGATTGTGTTTGTGCCAGTGGTGTTTGTTGTGTATTCCATATCTTCAGAACCAATTCTAATTTTTCCTGATGCAGGGAAAATAGATGAGTCTGTTAAAACAACTGAAGTAGCACCGACTAACATGTTACCACCGTTATTCATAGTAGTTGTTATTTGCGCTACAGGTCTTCCACCAAAAAAATATGTTCCCCAACCAAAACCCGCAGATTGAGTTAAAGGTCCCACAGCAACATAAGGTCTAACATCTAGAGTTCCATCATTGGTTTCTCCTGCCCCTGTTTCAGCTGAGGGCATCGTAATTGTAAAAGTTGTCGTTGAAGGAACAGTTTGTACTTCAAATAATTTATCATCAAAATCTGTCGCTGTATAATTTGTATCACCTCCAAAAGATCCAGCATTAGCAAAAGTAATTATGTCTCCTACATCTAAGTTATGAGGAGAGGATGTTGTAATTGTTACTGTGGCTGATCCGTTGGTCGTTGTTATGTTAGCGCCAGTAGAATAATTATCTGTGTCTAAAGGTGTAATATCGTAAAAGGCACCATCGAAATATATAATTAATACTTTATTAGTTCCAATAGCAGCATATCTTTTACCAGCGGTATTTGCCCATACATGTTGAGCTCTAGCTGCGCCCACTAATTCTTTATTAACTAATGCTTGCCATCCACCTATCTTTTCAGGTTCTCCATATCTAAATCTAACATTATCACCATCTACCCAACGACCCTCTGCATCTGCGGGTGTAGATTGCTTGTCAAATCCTGGTGCTATGTTTACTTTTGCTAAAGGCATATCGGTATTATAACAGAATAATAATACTCTTTAAACTATACTAATTAAGCTTCCAATTAGTAGGAGTTTGATAAAAATTTGCAGCTAAACCGTATTTTGGATGATCTGTTTTATTTCTCCAACAACCGTGTTTTAAATCACTTGAAAATAATGCAAAAGATCCAGGGTATGCTTTTACTTCTTCTTTGATTTCTTCAAATATTAAAGATTGAGGATGATTATTTAAATATAAAGCAAAAGATAAAACAGAAGGAAGATGCTTATGAAAACTTGTGTTATCGAATTTATTTTGTTTTATTCCCCAAGCATCAACTAAAGTTACTTTTGGTATCTCTGAATCGTCTGTCTGATTTAAATAGTCAAATATATCAATAAATAATTCTTTAAACTTTTCGTTTTGAGCAAAATAATTAAAAGATGTCATTTGTCCTTTAACGTTAGTTTTTGCTGACAAGTTATCTTTTTCTTGAATACCTTTTTCTATTTCTTCTATAAAATAATTACAATCAACGTTTAAAGTACCTTTTAAAAAAATTACTTTCTTTTTTATGTAAAAATGTTTTTCTTTTTCTATATTCATTTTCTACAAAAAGCAGGTAAACCAATCATAGGTCTTTGATCTAACAAATTCTCATTATTTTTTGTAACTTTATTATAATGTAAAAAAACTTGAGAACAGTAACTACCCTGAAATGTTTCTCTCCAATGCTCTAACTCACATCCTGAATAAATAAGCATATCTCCTGGGTTTAAATCTACTTTTGTTCCCTTTGGTGCATTTGGTTTATGTATGTTCTTATGCTCGTATATAACGTTGTTAGACCCTGTAGGATCGATAAATATAGGCCATGGATCTCCACCTAAATTAATTGTGGTAGATATTTCACAGCTAGGTCTATCCTTGTGTCTTTTTAAATCTGAACCTTTTTCATATACACGTGCGTATGAGTACGTTGGATAAAGTTTTAAATTAGTTTCTTTTTCCATTAAACCTAAAAGATCGTTTAAAAAAACTTCCATCAAAGTATCAGCATAAACCGAATAAACATTTGGAGCTTGAATATCTTTAAAAGTTCCTAAGTAATCTTGTTCCTCAATAAATTTATATGAATAAAGGTGTTTAACAACTTTACTTTTTAAAAGAAGATAATCAGAGGCTAGTTTTGCTTTATCTGAAGATATAGCATTTTTAACAATTGTATATTTTTTTGATTTAAAACTCACTTTATTTCTGTGTCTTGAAAAGTTTCTACATTACGTTCTTTTTCAATCATATCTCGTTTCCATTCAAACACCATCTTCATTATATTATTTCCCGTATGACTTAATCCTAACTTCGATAATTTAAATTTTCCTGTAAAAAATATTTTAATTCTTTCTTTCCAAGAAAAATACATTGCTGAATGATTATCATAATGTCTAAATTGCATTTTATTCTCCGTAATTAATTTTTTTATCTTTTACCCATTCTTTGTATTTACCACTTTTATCTACATAATGTAAAGCAACATCTATATAAAAATCTCCATCAAAACTATTTCTAAAATATTTATTTTCAAAACCTTTAAATATAATTGCATCCCTGTTTTGTAATTCATGAGGCTGCTTTTCAATATAAAGTGGCCAGGGTTTTTCAAGACTAGAGTTTATTACGCAATAACACGTAAATTCACAAGCCTCCCTCTGTTTATATTCATTTATAGTAGCTCCGAAAGTATGTAAGTTCCATTCTGAGAAAGTAGGTAACAGGTTCTTATCGATAATAGTTTCAATTTTTTTTCTTTTATTAATCATTAAAGATTCCATAATTGGATCAGCATAAAAAAATGTATCAACTGTTTCTCTGTTAAAATTAAATTTTAAATTGTTCAATCTATGTCTTATTCTCGCATAGTCAGTTAATAAATTTTGTTCCTCTTCTGTAAGAAAATTTTTTATAATTTTTAAAGACCCCATGATACAATGCTAAAACGCACTCCTTTTTTTACTGGTTTAACTGTGTGAGGATATTGAAAATTGCTTGGCCACACTATCATTCTTCCTGGTTTTACGTCTATAATTTTTTCTCCTGTAGTATCAGGATTTCTAAAACATAGTTGACCGCCTTCGTAATCATTATTTAATAATAAAATAAAACTTAATGTTCTAGGACAGTCTGCAAAATGGTCGACATGATAATTATAAAATCCATTATCTTTATATTTAAGAACAATTACATCCATTATTCTTGTTATAAGATCTTCTCTTACATTAATAAATTTTTTATATTTTTGATGTGCTACACAAAAGGTGTAATGCAAATAATTATACCAATGAACAGCAGTCATGCTTTCATTAAAATTATTTAATGGATATTCATAAGTTTTCCTTATTGTAAAATCAACATTATTATTAGATCCAACACAAGCTTTTAAAAAATTAGATCTATTAGCAAATTGAACAATTTTAGATATGGTTTTTATATCTACAAAATTATCTTCCACATATATAAATTTGTCTAGATTCATTATTTAAAATTTTTCTTTTTCCAAAAATATGTTTTATATTTATTTAATAATTTTAAACTATAAAAAAGTTCCCATGGTTTATATTTTTCTTCTTCTCTTACTTTTACTTCCATTTTCCATTCATCTCTTTTAAAAGGTATAACTTGCACATAAGGAGTTCCTTTAGTTATTATTGTTTCTAAAGTTGGGTACTTATCTCCGTTAATTACAATTGGAAAATTAATTTCTTTTTCATAAGTATCAGTATCAACTATACCTGGTAAAATTTCAAACCTATCACCTAACAATATTATAAGATCAAAATTTTTTGATTTAAAAAAATTGACAAATTTATTAAATATTTCTCCGCTTATATTTAATGTATGCTCTTTTTTATTTTTAATATTAAGCTTAATTACTTTAT